ACACTAATGTTAGAGAGATAGCTAAACGCAGGGATTGTGCTGTGATTGCTATATCGCAAGCATCTGCTGATGCACACAATAGAAATAGTATTTCATTTGATCAAATGGAAAACTCTAAGACAGGTAAGGCAGCCGAGGCTGATTTAATTATTGGTATAGGTAGAAATGCTAATACTGATTTAGAAAATAAGATAAGAACATTATGTATAAGTAAAAATAAAATTAATGGTTATCATGGTGAGCCTGTGTGTACCATTAGGAGAGGTATAAGTAGGTACGAAGTATGATAACAACAGTAGATGTAGAGACATCTTGGCAACAGAATGAGAACGGTGGCTATGATCCATCACCTTTTCATAAAGATAATATATTAGTTAGTGTAGGATTAAACTCTTATTGGGGTGATGAATATTATTTTACTAATCATAGTGAGAGAGTAGACGAGGGATGCTACCATAAGATACAGGAAACTCTAGACAAAACCACATTACTAGTTGGACATAACATAAAATTTGATTTGATGTGGTTGCTAGAGTCTGGATTTAAATATACTGGTAGAGTATATGATACTATGTTAGGTGAATATATATTAAATAGAGGTGTTAGAAAAAGTTTAACACTAGAGATGTGTTGTCGTAGAAGAAAGATAGGATCTAAAGATAGTCAGATAAAAGAATGGACAGACAGGGGTGTGTCATTTCAGAATATACCTGCAGATATTGTAGAGGAATATGGTAAGATTGATGTACAGATAACTAGAAGATTATTTGATTCACAGATGTCAGATTTTAAGATAGATAAAAATAAAAATCTATTGATGACAGCTAAGATGATGAACGAATTTTTAGTTGTATTAACAGATATGGAACGAAACGGTATCAATATTAGTCTTGAAGATTTAGATAAAGTTGAAAGAGAATATCGTGCAGAGTTTGCTTATCTAAAACAGAAGATAGATAAGATAGTTTATAAACAGATGGGAGATACTAAGATTAATCTATCTAGTCCAGAACAATTATCTTGGTTAATATATTCTATAAAACCAAAAGACAAAAAAGAATGGTGTAAGATATTTAATGTAGGCATAGATAAAAGCACTGGTAAAAGTAAAAGAAGACCTAATTATTCTAGAACACAGTTTAGAAATCTTGTTGCAGATAATACTACGCAGATTTTTAGAACTGTTGCAGAGCAATGCATAGGATGTCATGGCAAGGGTGTTATAAAGAAAATAAAAAAAGATGGTAGTCCATTTAAAAATTATACTAAATGTTCTGATTGTGATGGTGATGGTTTTACATACACCGAGATGGCTAAGTATGCAGGATTTAGACAAAGACCTAGATCAGTTTATGATGTAGCTGAGTCTGGATTTAGAACAGATAAATTAACTTTAAATAAAATAGCATCAGAAGCTGAAGGAGAGTTTAAAGAATTTATAGATGCCATTGTTAGACACAATGCAGTTGATACTTATCTTAATACTTTTGTTGATGGATTAAAAAATTTTACAAACGAGAAAGGTTTATTGCATCCTAAGTTTATGCAAGCTGTCACTGCTACAGGTAGACTATCTAGTCGTGATCCTAATTTTCAGAATCAACCTAGGGGTGGTACGTTTCCTATAAGAAAAGTTATAAGATCTAGATTTAAAGATGGTAAGATAATGGAGATAGATTTTGCACAATTAGAATTTAGAACAGCAGTTTATCTTGCACAAGACAAGCAAGGTATGGAAGATATAAAAAATAAAATAGATGTTCATAAATATACAGCTGATATAATAGGTGTATCAAGACAGGATGCAAAAGCACATACATTCAAACCTTTGTATGGTGGCGTAACTGGAACTGAAGATGAGAAAAGATATTATACTAAATTTTTAGAAAAGTATAAAGATATAAAGTTATGGCATGATAAATTACAGAGTGAGGCTATAAGATATAAAAGAATAAAACTACCAACTGGTAGAGAATATTCTTTTCCATATGCTGAAAGAACACCTTGGGGTGGATCTACATATGGAACACAGATAAAGAATTATCCTGTGCAAGGTTTTGCAACAGCTGATATTGTACCATTAGCTTGTATAAATATATATAAACTAATGAGAGAAAAAGAAGTAAAAAGTTTACTTGTAAATACGGTTCACGATTCTATCGTTGCTGATATTTATCCTGGTGAAGAAGATGTGATGAGTGATATATTTAACCAGGGCACTGCAGATGTAATACCTGCACTAAAACAGTATTACAAAATTGATTTTAATGTTCCGCTTGACACAGAACTTAAAATAGGTAATAATTGGTTAGATATGAAGGAGGTAAATCATAATGACTAAAAGATATAAAGTACATTACACAGCTGATGTATGGGAAACTGTAATAGTAGAAGCCAACTCAGAACAAGAGGCTAAGACTCTTTTTGAAACTCATGACGATAAATACTTTGAGGCTAGAGAAGATGAGCCAGAACAAATGGGTATGGAAAATGTAAAAGTAGATAAGATAGAGGAGGTTTAATGGATAAAGAAATAGATGCATTAGAGACTATGGATGAGTATTCTGACGAGGAATACTCAGCCTATCTGGAGTACAAAGAGTTAAAAGATAGGTGTATGATAGAACCAACTACATTGTATATAAGTAATAAACACGAATTTTTTAAAGAGTGGGAATACTTTGCACAAGCTGATGGATTAGATATCAAGATAATAAATGGGGAGACAAGTATATGTTGAAAAATCTATGGGTCTATATGTGTGGTGGTGCAGCAGCATGCGTCATTTTGCTGATGTGGTATCTAGTATTTTTAATAATTTTTACTTGATTAATTTTTTAATTATGATATACAGTATAAAAAATAGGAGGACTAATGTCTGATAATAAATTAGTAAATATAAATAACATGTCCGATGAGCAGATAATGCAAGCCATAGGACAGGATGATGGATCAAGTCTAGGAACTAATATACCTAGATTATCTATCAATAGAACACCAGAGGATGACGATGGCAATCAGCTGCCAGTTGGTTATTTCTCTACATATGATCCTGGTGTAGGTCAAAATGTTTATGGTAAACCAATAACATTTAGACCATTCATAAGTGCCATGCAATACATGCATTATGATGCAGATAAGGGTGAGTATGTAAATAGATCTATTATATTCAAAAGCTGGAAAGAAGAGGCTATTGATATACTTGGTGGAACTAGATGTGGTAAGATACCCTTCAAGGATAGATCTACTCTTACTCCAGAACAGTTAGAGCAACAAAGAACAATAAGATGTTATAAACTTGTGTATGGATTATTGTCATTTAAAAATGGTAAAACAGCACAAGGACATGCACATAACGTAGAAAACCTACCAGTTTTATATAGAGTAACTGGTACAGCTTTTTCTCCTGTAAGTGCTGCTCTAGATCAGTTAAAGAAAAAACGTAAGTTAATGTTTAACTGTACTTTCTCTTTGAATACTAAAAGACAGAAGAAGGGTGGTAATGTCTTTTATGTTCCAGAGATAGGAGTCAACTCTGATGAGAACTTAAAACTATCAGATGCTGATATGGAAACAATAAAAGTATTTCAAGATACTATTGATACGGAGAATAAAGAGATTGTAGATTTATATAACTCTGCAAAATCTAAAAAACCAAATGGTAGTGATCTTGATGATGCTAAGATTGTAAATGAAGTTGATCCAGAAGAGGTACTGTCAGCTTAATAACATAAACTACTAGATACATTATGGAATTAAAAAATATAGTTAAGAGTGACTTTAAGCATAGCTTTAGTTCTGTTAATAAATTTAAACACAATCCTAGTGAGTGGTTGGTTCATTATGGATTAGGTTTAAAAGTATCTAGTAGTCCTGCCATGGTCAGAGGTAATCTTGCAGAGTTTGGTGCTTATTATAAAATTAAAAGAGGTATGCAACAAAAAGATGATAAGTATTTTACTAAATTACTTTCTCATAAATTTAGTAAATATAAATTTTTTAATGCAGAAAGTGAGTTGTATAACTCTATAGATATAGCTAAAAAGTTTGAGGAAAAGTTATATGAAAGACAACTAAGAAATATAGTTAGTTATCAAAAAGAAAAAGTAGAAAAGGTTAAGGGTCTTGAGCATCCAGTAAGATTATTTACTGACTTTGAATATGATAATCTAATAGTAGATTTAAAATCTACACTAAGATTACCTACTAAACCTAAGATAGATCATGTTAGGCAACAAGCATTGTATTCTAAATTACATGACAAGCCTATAGCTTTACTATATGCTACACCAAAAAAAACACTTTGGTATGATCTTACAAAGCAAGATGTAAAAAATGGTTATGATGAATTGGTTAGAGACTTTAAATCTTTAGAAAATTTTATTGATATGTGTGATAATGATATCGAAAAAGCAATAAAGATAACTCCACTTAATACAGATCCTAGCCCTTTTTACTGGGATAGTAATATTAAACAGGCGGCTACTAAAGTTTGGAAAAGTATAAACAAATGAGGAAACAGTATTACAGATTTCCTTTCTACGAGGAGACAAAAGAGTTTAATGGTGATTAGTTTAAGGGGTCTATTCACCATTGACTCTTGGTTATGCATTTATATTTTGTAGTATTTAAAAACAAGGAGGATAAAGATTACAAACTATTTACTAATACTGTCTTTGATAAAGAAAAAGAGGCAGATGAATTTGGTAAAAAAAGTATGAAGAGGGGATATGAACATATGGTATTAGAATATAATAGTAAAAATTACGATAGGTATTGGGATGTCAAAAAAAAGTAATTTAAGTTTTATAAATTCTGTTAAGGTAATAGTTAGTCCTTGGCAGAAAGGATTTCAATGTGGAATTATAATGGATAGTAAATCTAAAATGTCCACAGAGCAATATGAATTATGCTCTACTATAGCTAGAGGCATGATAAAAATGGCAACTACGGATCCACATTCTACGTTTCTGTGGGGTCTTCGTGGTTTTGCCGATGATAAAAAGAAAAACGATAAAGATTTAACAATAAGTTCTGTGGCAGAATTTGATGATGAATCTAATGTTGTTGATTTTCTTGAATACTTAAAAATGAAACGTGATAAGGAGTTAAACTAGTGGCAACACATTTAGTAATAGGTGATCCTCATTGTACACCTAAAGCAAGCAATGAAAGATTTTTGTGGGCAGGAAAGTTTGCACATGATCTAAAACCAAATACAATAATATGCATGGGTGATTTTGCAAGTATGGATTCTTTATCGAGTTATGATAAAGGTAAAAAACAATTTGAAGGTAGGAGATATAAAAAGGATATTGAACATGCCCATGATGCATTAGAAAAATTTAACAAAGGTCTAGATGGAAGACGACCAAGAAAGATCATGCTACTTGGTAATCACGAAGATAGGATAGATAGAACGATAGATGATATACCAGAACTTGATGGTACAATTAGTACAGATGATTTTAAATTTGAAAAATTTGGTTGGGAGGTACATGAGTACCAAAAACCTGTTAATGTCGATGGTATATATTACTGCCATAATTATCCTACTGGTGTCATGGGGAAGCCTATTAGCGGTGACAATGTTGCTCGTTCTCTCCTACTAAAAAATAAGGTATCGTCTACCGTAGGTCATATACATACGTTTGATTATGCTATGTGTGCATTACCATCTGGCAGAAAATTAATGGGATTATCTGCAGGATGTTACTTGCATCACAAAGAAAATTATGCTAAAGCTACACAACAAATGTGGTGGAGTGGACTTGTGGTTAAGCGTAATGTCTCTAAAGGTGAGTATGATTTAGAGATGATAGAGTATAATACAATTAGGAGAAAATATGGAAGAAGATAAAAAAATACCCATGTGGATTCGTGATGTAGATGATGATTTTCCAGATAATGTTAATGCACCATCTCATTACTTACATGGTAAAAAAGAAACAATAGATGTGATTAGTGATTGTATGACTAATGATGAGTTTCATGGATATCTAAAAGGTAACATATTAAAGTATGTTGCAAGATATAAATTTAAAGGTGAACCATTAGAGGATTTACAAAAAGCTAGTTGGTATTTAAATAGACTTATAAAGGAGGTCAGCAATGGGTCAAGTTAAACAGGCTCTACTTGAGGTAGAGGAGTTCGTACAAGGTTGTTTAAAGAAAGGTAGAACTTTAAATCAAACCATAAGAGATGCTAGAGAATCTAAATCAGCTAAATCAAATCCGTATTTAGATGATGAAGAACTAGTAGAAAATAAATACTATCAATTTAAGGGGGCACAATAATGTCATTAAGAGATCATATAATAAAAGCGTTAAGAAAAAAATATGAAGCAGATGTAGAAGAAGCAGTAGCAACTGCTAATATATATCTAGAAAGACCTGCAGGTATAGGTGATCATCCTCAGATAATAAGAGAGATAGATGCACTTATAGGTAAGATAGCTACTGCAGAAGATAGAATAAAAATACTAAATGATCGTCTTGATGATGAC